GTCTCCCCATTGGTCGGAAAGCAGAGAGAGTTGAATAAAGCTCATCAAATTATGATACATAATGCGAACTTAGCCTCAAATTTGAGATGGATGTATGAGGAAGGTTCTGTACCTGAAGAAGAATGGGAAAAATACTCGTCTTCTCCGGGAGCTTTATTAAAGTATAGACAAGGATTTGCTCCTCCGGCCCCAGTTCAACCACTTCCATTAAACTCTGCCTTTTACGGAATTACTGAAAATGCAAAAAGAGACATGGAGTATACTTCAGGTATATATTCTTCAATGCAGGGAGACACTGGTTCATCTCCAGAAACTTATCGTGGTTTGCTTGCTATGGATGAATACGGCACAAGAAGAATAAAGGCTTGGATGCAGAATATAATTGAACCATCTCTTGAGCATTTAGGAAAGATTTTTAAGGATTTTGCACAAGATACATATCAGGCCCATAAAGTATTTAGAATTGTTCAGCCTAATAACATAAATGAAGAAAAGTCAGTTGAAATAAATATTCCGATATTTAATGATTATGGGGAGTCAATAAAGAAATGGAATGACTACGCAACATCAAGATTTGATATAAGAATTATTGGAGGCTCCACTTTACCTTTGAACAGATGGGCTCTTTTAGAAGAATATTTTAAATGGTACCAGTCTGGATTGATTGACGACATAGCAATGATAGCTGAGACCGACATTAGAAATAAAGAATCTATAATTGAAAGGAAAAGCATATATATGCAACTCAGAAGCCAAATTGAAGAATTATCAGGAGTAGTCACGGATAGAGAAGGTACTATTGAAACATTAGAGAGACAACTCGTACAGTCTGGAATAAAAGGCAAAGTACAAGACGCTGACATGAGAGTGAAAAAAGATTTACTTGAAACCGAAGCTGCACAAAGTATGCTGAGGAATAAACTGAAAAGTGATACAACTACAAAGATAAAAGAACTAGGTTTAGCAGTTGCAGACGCTAAGAAAAAGCAAGCAACAAAGTAGTTTACTTATTTATAGTTTGTATCATAAATTAAGGAGTAATTATGACTGAAACTAAAACAGACAACCTTGATACGGATTTATTCGTAGAAAGCCCTGAAGAAAGTACAAGTCCTAGTGCTGACGATTTTTTTGAAGCTCTTGACCGAAAGGTGAATGAAGGGATACTGGAGCCAGAAGAGACCACAGCCGACAATGTTCAACAATCAGAATCTCAGGCAACCTCAGAAATGAGCCCTGTAGAAGATTCCGACGGAGAACATAATTGGGAAAAAAGGTATGCAGATTCAAGCAATGAAGCCAGAAAATTAAATACAGAGCTGAAAGACCTTGAACCTTATGTGCCTATTCTCAACGCAATGAAGCAAGACCCTAATTTAATTTCTCATGTGAGAGATTATTTTGAGGGTGGTGGTAAAGCCCCAAAAAGTGTCAAAGAACAACTTGGCCTTGATGAGGATTTTATTTTTGACCCAGACGAAGCTGTCAGTGATGGCGACTCTAGTTCAGCGAAAGTGCTTCAATCGGTAATAGATGGTGCGGTTCAAAGGAAACTAACTGGATTTGCGCAGAATCAGCAAAAAGTTGCTGAGACTCAAAATGCAGAGCGTTCATTTAAAGAGCAACATAATATGTCGGATGAAGAATGGGGTGAGTTTGTTGATTATAGTAAATCAAGAACACTCACACTTGATGATATTTACTTTTTAAAGAATAGAGATAACCGTGACAAGCAAGTTGCGAATTCAACTCGTCAAGAGATGAAAGACCAAATGCAAAGGGTAAGAAATAAACCTCAATCAGTCGCTAAGACTGGTAGTTCAGGTACGGTTGAAACATCTGAAGAAGACCAAGTTTTTGATGCTATTTTAGGGATTGACTCCGAACTCGAATCGGCATTTGGCTAAATAATAGCTAAGTGCCTTAACTTAAAATAAGGAGGAAGCTAAAATGGCTGACTTATTTTCACTCGAGTCAACTGCTGACGTATCGCCTAGTACTACTTCGGGTAGCCCTAGGACTGGTACTGACCTAGATACTGGTGTTCTTAGGCGAAAGTATAACTTCGGAGATAGAGTTTCTGAGCTAAATATAGCTTCAGACCCTTTCTTCCGATTGATGTCAAAGTTGTCCAAGAAACCTACAGATGACCCCGAGTTTAAATTCACAGAGCGCAGACCCTCTTTTCATAAGAGATATGCTTATGTGGTAAATCATGGTACATCCGCACCCAGCTCTTCAGCTGGTGGCAACGCTACTGTGACTCATGGTAATGTAGACGCTGGAGATGTCTACTATTTTACCATGGCTACTGACTATAAAAGTACTGGAAACATTCAGAATATTTATGGTCAATCTTCTGGTGAAATATCCGTAGCTGATGCAAATACTCAGCCGGGATTTTTTCTAGAAGACCAGATGGTGAAAATTCCATATATGACTGGCGTAACAGCTGCTTCATGGGATGATTCATCCGCTAGCACAGCATCATCAGCTGATGATTACTTAGTTGTAAAAGTAATGGATGTTGATGCCGCTAGTGTATCAAATTGTGTAAATCTAAAGTGTAAAGTTGTTAGCAAAGGAGGGGCATCTGCTGATTTTGAGCTAGCCTCATATTCTGCTTACAATAATGCAATTGATGGCCTTGATATATCTGGTAAATCAATCTCTGCTTACTTAGAACCTAAAAGGTGCTATGTAATAGGTAGTGCTCACGCTCAAGGAACTGGTTATCCAGAGACTTGGAAAGACCAACCTTTCTCGACAGGTTACGGACGTACTCAAATTTGGAAAACAGCTATGGCAATGGATAACACTACTCGTGCTACCGTGCTAAAGTATGAAGCGAATGAGTGGTCTCGTGTCTGGCGTGAAAAGTTGATTGAGCATAAATGGGATATTGAACAGAGTGTTCTGTCTGGTTCTCAGTATGATTCTGGAGATGAATGGTACACGCAAGGTGCGGTTGATTACATTTCAAGTTTCGGCAACGTGTTCAGCTTGACACACGCAAGCAAAACACAAGACGATTTCTTGGATGATTTAAGTAATTTCTTAGACCCACGTTATAATAATGCAAATGCATCGTTGTTTTTCTGCGATACTGCTACTTATAACTGGTTACATAAACTAAGTGGTTACTTTAGCAACAACCTTGAGGTTTCACCAAACTTCAGAGCTGATATGTCTTTAACAGCTAAAAAGAAGGTATTTGGAGTTGATATTAGTGTTATTTCTACACCTTATGGTGATATGAATGTAGCTCGTAATATTCACCTCGATGGCCACGCTATTAAGATGCTTGCCGTAAACATGAAACACTGTGCTTACAGACCTCTTGTTGGTAACGGATTGAATCGTGATACAGCTATCTATGTAGGTGTTCAAACCTTAGAGAACAGTGGCGTTGACCGCAGGGTTGACTTAATCCAAACAGAAGCTGGGATGGAATGGCAAATGCCTGAATCTCACGCTTACTGGTCATAAGGAGGTATGAATAATGAGTATCCCTTTATATGGACAAAATAAAGCCGGTGAAGCATTAGGTAGTGTATCTCAAAGCCGTGGTTACCTTTCAATTACTGCTGGATTAACTTTAGACGGAACAGAAGGTGGCGTTATAAGTGTCGCTGATACTGATGCATGTGCTATAGTTCTTCCTGAGATTACAGCATCCTTACATGGACTTGAATACAAGTTTATTATGGCCGTTGATGCTGGTGGAAGTATAACCATCACATCAACAGACCAAGCTGGCGACTACTATCAAGGAACTCTTGCAGTTCATCAAGTGGACGCAGATGATGGTTTTGCAGCCAATGGTAGCTCAAATAACGTTATAACTATGAACGCTACTACAACTGGCGGATTATTAGGCTCTGAAGTAAATGTTAGAGCCCATTATAAAACTGGTTGGATAGTGTGGGGTAATGTATTTGGAACCAATGGAACTGCTGCAACTCCGTTTAGCGGTTAAGGAGGTAACTAATGGCAACAAAAACAATATCGACTGCTCTACAGTCAACTTGGAATGTGCAATGCGCTGAAGTTGTGTTTGATTGGAAGAAAGTTGGTGATATGTCTTCAGTTGATTATCACTTAATTGGCAAATTATCAGTTCCAGCTAATTCCTATATACTCGATGTACAAGTACATGGTGTTGCTTTATGGGTTTCTGGAGCTGCTGTTTCTATGATAGTTGGTGATAGTGATGATGATAATGGTTTTCACGCAGCTACTAACTTAAAAGCAACTGACTTGCTTGCTGGTGAAGCAAATACGATGGAACATCCAGGCGGTTTAGCTGGGGCATACACAGCATCAGAGCAGAGGAAATTTTACTCTTCATCTGCTAGAACTGTTATTGCCGACATTACAATTACAACTCATGGGACTGCTGCTAGTGCAGGAGAAACACGAGTCCTTGTACTGTATTGTTGTCCTCCATCTGATAGCGTTAAACCATAATCTGAAGTTTGAGTTTAATACCTCAATATAAGGATAAAAATGTGTGGGGGGCTTCGGCCCCCCTACATAAACTAAAAAATTTAATATGGCAACAACAAACATAGAATTAGATATAGAGAATATTACTGGGGTTACGGACGCTAATGACCAGTTTATTATCTCTGCCCAAAAATTCGTAGTATCAAGCGTCCCAAAAAATTTATTACACTTTGCACAGAAAGCCTCATCGGCTTCAACAGATGGCAGTGCAATTTCATTTTCGGTAAATGACTCTATTACTGATGTTCAGAGAAATGGATATAGTTGTAAAGAAATATCAATGTCTGAGGCTATATGGGCTTTAGATTCTACAAGTTTAAGATATGCGACTGCTAAACATCCAGTTTGGTATCATAAGCAAGGAGCTGTTCATTTTGCTCCAGTTACTGATGGAAGTAATGCTGGTTATGTGTTTTATGTAGATTATTCTTTAATAGATGATAATTCCGATTTAAGAAATGCAGTTGTTTTTCACGCAGCCTCAAGTGAGTTTACAAAACTTGGAAGCGCAGAATTGCCTAGTATATCTATTACAGCTGTCCCTCCAGATAGTCCTTTAACACCTACAATATCTTCAAGTGGAGTAGC